CATTTTAACAACCACTCAGAATATGGCTCTCTACAAGATAGTCTATCTGCTAAATGGTGTAAAACCATATCCCCAAGAAAAATAGCTACATGATTTAAAGTTGGATGTAATATTGACATCAATAATACATCTCCTTCTTCACATGGTTCGTCTGATCTAAGTTCTCTAAAACCTGTTCGCCAAGCATAATTTTCAAACAGAGGATTTTCTAAAAACTCTTGTGGTGTCATTGTTCTTGCATAATCTTTTAGTTCTATACTTTTTTCCTGTTTATACCAATCAACAACTAAACTCCAACAATCAGTAACACCCCAAACCCAAGGTCTACCTAATAAATCTGGAACATAACCTTCTGGTTTACATTCACCCCA